CCTTAACTTCTTTTGCATTGATATAAGCCATAATCTTTTCCTTTTCTCAATTTCAGACTATATTATACTTCCAGCTGACCTAAAAGTCAACCTTTTTTTTACTCATCAATCTCAGTGATAGACCCGTCAAAAATGGGCCATGCCATAATCGCAAGCCCTAGAAACGCTAACAGAGTATAATTTAAAAGAGATGCAGTAGGATCAACATCAAGCCTACCTACTGCACCAAAAGTTATAAAAAAACCAACGGCTAATCTAATCATAAGTCCCCCGGGGTGATACCCATTCCAAACGATCCAAGAGGAATTCACGATATTCCTCATCCTCAGGTAGCTTGGCTTCCCACTCTTCGTAGGTCTGCCATTTTACTGGAAACTCCTTGAGTTCGATTTCGTTATACATCGCCTTGGATGCCACGAAAGCGACCGCATCTTGGATGCGATCAAGTCCTGTCACACAGTAGTCTTCGCCACCCTTCATCTTCCAACGGGCGTTACCCGAAGAGAACTTGCCGTCCTCACAGTGTGCACCGTAGTTTTTAAGGACTTGTGTTGATATTACGAATTTCATTATGCTACCCATCCTAGAGTTTCCATTGCTTGACGAGGACTAGTTTCTTCTGCAAGAGCGACATACTGTTCAACAGTTGCATGTTTAACTAGAAAGTTAATCCAAGACCTGTAAGGCTTTTTACCGTACTTGAATCGAGCAATGAATTGTGGTTTCAATTTACCTTCCCAAGAAGGATGAGCATCAGGGCATACATCCATCATCAATTTAGCTCCTTCAAAAGAACCACGATACATCAGATACATACCGTCCCAAGTGAAGTCTTCTTTGTTGAATTTAGTCATGTTTTTTCTCTGTTTTCTCATTTTATGTACACATTATAGTGCCTATTGACCAATAAGTCAACCTTTTTCTACTGCCCTAAGTCATTGATTTGATTGCAATTTCAAAAAAAGTTGAAAAAAGTTTGTATTTGGGTCACATAAATAGTCTCAGATGAGGTGATTTGAGCATATAATATGTCAAGAGCAAGCAGATTTTTCCTATTTCAGTGTAGAAACGAGTTTTGGATCGTGGACGAAAAGTCTCTCCAGGATGTGCCTAAACCACGGGAGATGATTATCAAGCAGTCTACGGTTGAGGCGATTCGTGAATATGCTATCACTGTAAACAAGCAATCCTTGCCTATCGTGGATAGATGTAGAGACAGGACAGCTTGGCATACGCCTGAAGGTAGAGAGAGAATCAGACAAGCCAAGCTGGGAGAGAATCATCCTGCCGTGCAAAATGGTAGGTCTCAGGAGTTTCGTGATAAAGTATCTAGCACCATGAAAGGCACTCGGCGTGGTGAGTTCAATCCTATGTACGGTAGAAAGCATAAGCCCGAGACCATTGCTAAGATTCGACAAAGAGCCTACGAAAGACCTAAGCGCCGTTGGTGTGTTGAGCCTGATGGTAAACTCCATTTAGTGAAATTAGATTTTGAGTTGCCCGAAGAATGGCAGTGGGGTCGCTTCTATGACCCGTATCGTCCTAAAGATTAGCCTGGCTCATAAAGCGTTCCATGTGCAAACTTTGCTGATTCACTCCTGCATGGAATTTATCTCTCGCCTCGCCATACCATTTTTTTTGCAATCCTCTATCTGGCATAGCAATGATGTCAGGAGACTCCGCATAATAAAGTTCAATGCCCAGCGTTGAACACAAATAAAAGAGAGCATCCTTATTTCTCAGATCATTCATTTGCCGTTGCAACGGAGGTGTTACGACTCGTATCCACACCTGCTTTTCAAATGAATCTGGGTGTTCTTTTCTTTCTCCTAGTTTGTATTCACCGTAAAGCCAGGGACCGTAGCCTACAACACCTTCATCCGATGTTACAACCTCCATCTTATAGCCAGGAGCATTATACACAAATAATCTCGCAGGTTTTAGTTTAGGAGCCCAATATCGTAGCAATCTATAATTTGTATCATTGGTAGTTCCTGAAGAGGCTAAATTGACGAACGGCTTGTCACTTTTAAAATGTTCATGATGCAATTTCCACTGCCAGGAGTCTTCTAAATTGATACCATACGCTACCATATGACTGTCGCCCATGTATATGTCACAGCCTTCAGGGATTTCGTGCATATCGAGGTCCATACGAAAACCCCAATCATTGAACCTGTATTCAACATGCATATCAGCCGTACCTACCTGCTGAGCCATCTCCTCGGTGTCCGTATGAAACCAATTAACCGTTTTGCCAGCGTAGGCATATTGATAATTAATTGGTTGTCCAAGTCTATCATCCATTTGACTTCTCCTTTGCTGGTCGCTTTTTTCTAGGAGCGGCTCGCTTTTTCTTTTGCGCCGGCTTATTGTATTCCGCAATACCTAGAGTGGGTAGAAGTGCTTCAAGGCTGGGACAAACTTCAAGGAGCTTTCCATCTTTAATAGCAGTTAGCCATACGGCTTCTTTGTGATGCAAGCCCTCTATAATCTGTAACCAGTTGGCTTCTCTTTTCCAATCAGGTAGTTTTTGCATGTTATTGTTAGGTTCAGTGAATGCACTGATTCTACGCCACTCCATTTGAATAGTAGTGTCACCCATACCATCAGGGATATCTTTATCCAACTTTACTGTCTCGGGCATACCCTCAGGTAAACTCCATTCAGGTTTCTCAGCACCTACACCCCATCGCACACAAGGTACAAGCGTTTGATTTGTAGCCGCCCAATCCTTGAGTCTCTTCACTTGTGCATCTACACCTTCGACTTTGAATACCCAATCAAAGCCTTCATTAATTTGTCTAAACTTCATGATCTTTCCTCAACTTAATTTTCTTTAAACTAATTTTATATTTCACACTCATTATATATGAGATAGTTAAGGCTCATCTACTATATCCCAATCGACATCATAGCCGCCTTTGCGGTCAGTCCACAAATCGTCTTCTCGGTCATAGTCATAATCCATCATGAAATGATAAAATTCATCTGAATGCTCAATCATATTATCCGTAAAATTCTCAATACTACCAAAAGCCTCAATGATATCATCTTCACAAATATCATAAGTCAGAGTGCTAGTCATTTGGTGATATTCCCGCTTTTCAATAATCATTTAAAAGTCCTCCGCGACATCAATCATGCCTTTCAGTTTAAATTTAATAAAATAATTTAAGAGTTGACTCTTGTCCTTGCCTTGTTGTGCCTTATACGAAGCCACAATGTCATCCTGTATTTCTTGCGGTGTCATGCTCAGATCAACAAGTTGTTTATTCCTTACATAACCAGCAGCCATGTCGCCTGTAATGAAATCCTCAGGTTGCATAGTTTTCCATTGTTCTAGCAATGCCTTTCTGATAGGCTTCTGTCGTTTACCTTCAACAAAAGTATCATCATCACTCAACATGTTAGGAACACCATCACCCTTGTCACCTGTAATGATATGCTCTAGCAATACAGCCTGGGGTGATTCAGTGATAGTAATAAATTTCTTCTTCACAGGAGAATACTGTTTTACATTACTCCACTTTTGCAGTTGATTAAAGTCATGGTCACCTGAAATGATTAAGAAGGGTTCTGCTTCTTCAAACAACACACCTTCTTTAGCAGTCTGACTGTAGGCAGCCAGTGTACCGATGACATCATCTGCCTCTGCACCATTGACATCAATAACAGGATAGGGAAGAAACTCATCAATTTCATTCCGAATAGCGTTCAGTGCCTCAAAGATACTACCCCAATCAAAGCCGCTATCATCTCGCACTTTTCTGCGGTGAGATTTGTAGTGTGGATACACTTTTCTGCGCCAATAGTGTCGGTTATCACAAGCAATAACCAAGTCACCATACTCAGCGCCAAAGCGTTTTTTGTATCCACGAATAGCATTGAGAATCATGTGCCGCAATAACGGCACATTGACCTCCACATCAGTTCTTCCACGAACCTCTGCCATAAAACTACTAATTGCTGTCTGATTAAAATCTACGACTATCATTCCATAAACTCCTCGAGTCCGTTAGACTCAGGCTCTTTACCCCAAACATAGCCTAGATCAGGATAGTAAACTCCATGTGACCTCTTGGGTGTACCATCAGCATTGTATGCCATAGCAATACATCTTTCAGTCATTTTATGTTCGCGGTGCATGCCGTAGAAACTGTCAATCCAGTCTCCGCTACGAAGATAAGCATCCATGTGCGAAAGATATCCTTGAATGGATGCTACTTTCGCTTCAGAGCCTTTTACGCCTGAGCGGAGTTCTTGCCGAGCGGCTGTCAGCATTTCTTTCTGATACTTAATCCACTCTCTTACATTCTTAAAAGACAAAGTATCCTCATCATCCTTTTCAAGTACAGAAGGATGCACATTTTTATACTCAGGGGGATTAGCGGCTTGCCGAGCGGCTCTAGCTTTTGCTAGTCGTTCAACGGCAGCCGCTTTTTGCTCCTCTGTCATAGGCTTGCGCTTTTTGCGAACCTTTTTGACAGGCGTTTCTCTTTTTACTTTTGCCATGATGGACTCCTTTTGTTGTGATTGTATATATTACAACCACTGGAGTCTAATGTCAAGAGCTAATTGAGTTTATTCTCTCCAATTTGACCGTTCTCCAAGCAGCCTCTTCAGTATCCCAAAGAACAATATTTTCATCTTTTGTTTTTCGGGTGCTGTTTGCATCTTTGCTAGGATCGATTGGGGGAATGACACCTTCTTGCAGTGTTCCCACAATATTACGGGTAGCACCATCAAGTTTGGTGTAATCGAAAGTAACATTACCTGCTTGAAGCATAGCAATGATTTCTTCTTTGGTTTGTGTAACTGCCATTTGTCAGTCTCCTTTGCGTTTTTTGTCAATTAACCAATCTAATTTTTTTCGTACACTTCGGTCAAGGCGTTGTAGTTGTTCTGTCTCTGTTTCAGATAACTCAACTACCTCCTCTTCAGGAGTTTCCTCTTTCTCAGTAGCCGCTATATTATAGTCTGGCAGATCATTTGTCAAGGCTGATTCGTCTAAAAAGGTCACCTGCATACCCTTTCTTTGTAACCAAGACATGTTTGCGGCTATTACCAAAAGTATTGCTAACGGATCGAATACTAAGACCAAAAGAATTATGACCAAACGAACAGCCGTATCGATACTTTCGGCTGGGTTCTCGTATATGAGTTCAGCGATATATTTTATAGGACCAATGTCTGCTTCGATTGCAAGCGCCGCACTCCGCAATGGTGTAAGTTCGGACTGGAGAGTTTCGATATTCTCAACCGCATTTTCGATTTGCAAATTGAGTTCATCACGCTCCTCTTTTTGCCCTTCTCGTACAGCCAAAGCTCCTTCTGGCCCTCTGATCCTATCGTAATCTTGTAAGATACGGACCGACTCATCAAGAGTTTCGATAGCCTTTTGCGCATCAAATATTGTCCTCTCTTCGTTTTCAATGCGGCGTGTGAGATTTTCAATTTGTATAGCATTGTCACCCCCTAATGTTATGGTATGCTCAATATGCGCCTTTGACAGAAATCCAAAGATTCCCAGGCTAGTGATGATCGATAGAATAATCACTGCGGAAGTGAAGTAAGACTTCATCAGTATGCCAGCAGTTTTCCAATTCCTGTACAGCCAAGAGGCAGTGACAAGTTTAGCCACTTCTAAAACAGAACCCATTAGCAATATAGGAATTTCAGCAGACGGAAAAATTGCCATTAGACCTACAATAGAGAAGTAGGCGGCGACTGAAGATACTGCTAGTGCAGAAAAAAGTAATAGTATTATAAAAGGCATTTAGGTGTCCACTCTATTGGTTTGAAATCAGCAAGAGGCTCTTTGTTTAGCCTTATGTTCAGCATTGAATTTAAACATTTAGGGTCGTGCCTTTGTTGCCACTGTAATAGAAACTCTTGCATCTTTGCCCATGACTTTTTATCGAATTCAGCAATAGTCTCCTTTGTGAGTTTACCTTCAAACTCTTTAACATACTTGGAACTGCCGTAATATTTTTCATAAAGTCTCTCGGGCTTACCTGAGTAGCCTATGTAGTAACTTCCATCTGGGAAGTATGTACAGTATACTCGGTGTACTTGTTTCTGTTTAACTTTTCTAGCCATAGTGTATCCTATTTCAATACACTATTTATGCTAGATATTTGCGACTATTTTTCCTGCTTGTATTTCACTTGCTAATGATGTTTTAAAGTCGGTCGCTACATTCAAATACTCTCGGTGTTCTGGGTGCAATAAATTATCAACCTTCTGCCTAGTAAGCAATTCATGACTTTGCGACCATTGTTCTACAGTAAAAAAGTTGTAATTTACTGCCTGTTCTGATAACACAGATTCCATGAGATTGTAGCAGTCTTTCATCTCTCTGTAATTCAAATCATGCACACAATACCATATGGTAAGGCTAGATAGTTTTTTCTCGTTGATGAATGCTAAGTTTCTAAGCAACAAATCAAAGTTGCCGCCTTTTCTAACCACCTCATATGTTTCCTTTGTTGCGGCATCTACGGATATGTTTAAGTTCACAAAAAAATTGTCAAACAAGTGTTTTATCTCTTCCCATTTTTGCATCAACAACAGACCATTTGTGTGTATCTTAATCATTTTTAATGCAGGAAAGTCTTTCTTGTTCAGGTTCTTTAGAAACTCAAATGACTCTTTACTATAGAGAGGATCACCTGATGTTGTTGCCCCAATAAACTCTATCTTATCTGAAAATACTTTAACTTCATCAAACGAGTTTTTTGCCTGAGTAGTTTCAATTATAAAGTCATTGCGACATGTAGGACACGCTAAATTGCACACATTGTCCTCACACAATTCAATGTGTGTAGGATATTCTGAGTCACCTAACATACCCTTTTCAACAAACACTCTCGGGGAGCCGCCTTCACGGTATGTTTTTAGATAAGGGCAAGAATCTTTACAATAAGAGTAAGAGCCATCCAAAATACTTTCTCGGATGGCTTTTATCTCAGGGCTATTGAATTTTTCTTTTACTGTATCTCCTGACAGAGGAGGGTGATTGCACCAAGTAGGGTTGCAAACTATCTGCTCACCTGTTTGAATAAAAGTAGCAAACCTAAAAGGCATCGCACAATATTTTTTTTCACTCAGACAGGTCTTCCCCATATCTACCTCTGTCACGATTTCCATCACTATTTAATTCAGTAAGGTCCTGCTGTTTTTCTTTATAGTTATACGGACGCTCAAGTGGATTGTCGGATTCGTATTCTGCATCTGCATCTTTCTTACCGAATATCCTCTCCCAATTTTCTTCCCATGTTTTCTTATCCACATTCCGTGGGCGAGGAGCAGATCCTTTTCCTCCGTGCCATTGGCTCATAGTTCGATTTCCTCATCAGGTTCTAAATAGTCTTCATCTATCGTTTCTTCTAAATCCAATTTACTACCGCAAAAAGGACACCACTCTACAGGGTAGAAGTGGTCATCCATGTTATGTTCAACAGAGAAAACGGACTCACATGATATGCAATCCAATGCTCTAGTCTTCATTAAGCCGCCCACACATCCGACCAATCACCAGAGAGTGCGCCTCTTGCGTAGTCAGTTGCCCTATTCTCAAAAAAGTTTGTGTGAGTAGGTGCGTTAATCATTTCTTCTACCCAGGGAAGAGGATTCTTTTTGACTTTGAAAATCCCTTTGAGTCCCAAACTAATCAATCTTCTGTCACAAATATATCGAATGTATTTTTTAACATCCTCACTGGTCAGCCCTTCCATCGGACCCATAGCAAATGCTAGGTCAATAAACTTGTCTTCAAGTTCTACCATCTTTTCAGCAATGGTATAGATTTTACTTTTGAGACTGTCATTCCACAACTCAAGATTTTCTTCGACATAGGTTCTAAACAGTTTAATCATTGACTCGGCATGCATTGTCTCATCAACAATAGACCAAGTAACAATCTGTCCCATACCCTTCATCTTACCGTGTCGCGGCATATTAAGCAACATGATGAAAGAGGAGAACAACTGCATACCCTCAGTGAATGCAGAAAAAGCGGCAATGTTAGTAGCAACAGACTCTTTGGTGCCATTAGAGTTTGCTAAATCCATGAAATATTCGTGCTTGTCTTTCATCGCTTCATACTCTAGGAACTCGTTGTAGGTCGATTCCGGCATTCCTAGAGTCTCTATTAGGTGCGAATAAGCCGCAACATGTAGTGCTTCTCTTGCGGCAAATCCAGCAAGCATCATGCGCACTTCAGGCTGTGGAAAATAGGGGAGATAGTTTGTTACATAGCCGCCTGCAACATCAATATCACCTTGAGTAAAAAATCTAAAAATATTTGTTAGAAATGCTTTCTCTGAATCGGTTAAACGATTCTTCCAGTCTTTCACATCTTCTGCCATTGGTACTTCGGTGTGTAGCCAATGAGACTGTTCGTGCTTCAACCAGGCATCATATGCCCATGGGTAGTTGAAAGGCTTGAAGTAGTCCCTCTCATCTTGAAGGTTTAATTTTTTAGCCATCTGCTATCCTTATCCGTAATTAATTTTTTCTGTTTTCCATACACACCTATTCAACCCTTGGTGTGTATGTATAGTGGGTGTACATCCTAAAGAGTTTGATACTCTTTCGATGTCATCATAATTATATACATCTAATAAAAGGGAGCCCCCTGGATTCAAGTGTTGTGCTACTTTATTCCAATAAGTATCTAGCGGGTAATGCCATGCGTATGACCATGTAGACATAATAAGGTCATACATTTCCCATTCACTGTTTTCATCTAAAAATGTAAATTTGGTTTCATCTGCGTGAATTTTCTTCATGCAGTTTTTAGTTAAATCCCATGAGTTATAATAAACATACTCTTCGTTATAACCATCTAGGTATTCAGGAGATTTCCCTATTTGCCCGTGCCAATCATTGCCATCAAGTAAAGAAATATGTAGAGTAGGGTTGTACTTATGCATCAACAAAGCGTTGACACCCATACCACAACCTATATCCAAAACTTTACTGTGATCCGGTAATTTATAAATCCCTAGATTTTCATTTCTTGTCCATTCATGCTGTCTTTTAGTTTCGTTCTGTTTAAAAAACTCCTGAAACAAAAAAGGAGTAATACCTATTTGACAACAAGAATAATAAGCCAGGTCAAATAGATATTCGGAATCCCACGATAAAGTCATATTACCTTTATCGGACATAACATTCAAATGATATTCTATCCAATATGTATGCTTGGACAGAAACATGTCACCTAATTCTTTGTCTTTAAACATCCATAGCCCATTGTATCAATTCTTGATACCCACCTATAAACTCATCATCTATATAAATCTGAGGCACTCTTCCTTCTGGTTGATGTTCCTCATTGTACTCGATATCCATTCCCTGTAAAAACATTTTCGCTTCCGTGCAAAACCTACAGTCTTCTCTAGATTTAATTAATACCTTCATCTATCTTTCCTATTTTATTAAAAGCCCATGCCCTCTCTTTACACCAAGGACAGTAACCACATCGACCCGCATCTAATTCTGTGCATGAATGTGTTATATGCATAATATCTTGTGCGATTCCTAAGTCAAACCCTAGTTGAACCGTTTCATCTTTAGTCATATCTGAGAAAGGTTGCGGGCAAACATGTTCTGCGTTGTACTTACTTGCGTGTTGCCTTTCGTGATCTGCTTCCATACCCTCATAGTATGAAGTCACGCCACAATAGCAAATGTCTGCATAACCTCCCTTCAATACTTCCATGATCCCACTTGTCACATAGCTAGATGGGTCTTCAGCATCAACAGAACCAACAATGTTTGTTTCTCCTACATAGCCAGACCATTTCAAAACTTCATTAGCCCACCTCTGTGCGCCGTCAAGTTTAGGTACAGTGTAAGGACGACATGACTGTCCTCTTTTCTTACACTCATTATACACTATGTACCACAGTACTGCACTATCCCATCCGCCCGATACTACAACTGCAATTCGTTTGTTGTGTGGAATAGATTCTGCTATTTCCTTAGCCTTCACAGGCAAGACAGGATTCTTCATCAATTAAACTCTGCATGTCAATTTCTTTAATTATTTGTCTCTCAACTCTTCTAGACACCTTGTCTGCCTTTCCAAGTTTCTCTGAGCGACAGTAGTATAGAGTCTTTAGTCCCTGTTTCCATGCAAGATAATGAATCGCATGTAGGTACATAATATTTACATCTGGTCTAAAGAACAGGTTAAGCGACTGAGCCTGATCGATGAATTTTTGTCTGTCAGCGGCATGCTCAATCAACCACCGTTGGTCAATCTCCATAGATGTTTTATACACATCCTTTTCCCAATCACTTAAAAAATTTAGATGCTGTACTGATCCATCGTTTGCAATTATCGAAGACCAAGTTTCGTCATAATCGATCTTACTGCCAGCTTCAATTTTACTTTTAATGAGAGCATCCAAATGTCTATTCTTATTAAGAAACGCTCCACTAAGTGTGTCTTGACGATATGCGTTTGCACGATATGGTTCAATGGACGGCGAAGTGTTTCCCATAATAATACTAGAACTAGCGTTGGGAGCAATAGCCATAATATGACTAAATCTTCTTCCTGTGCCCTTTGCATCAGGTGCTTCACCTCTTTCACTGCCGAGTTGAATATTTGCTTCATCTAACTTACTCCGAATTAATTTAAATATCCTAAGGTTAGTCCCTTTAGCAGTTGCGCTTTCCCATGGGATAGTTTTCTTTTGCAGGTACGCATGAAATCCTAACGCACCTATACCAATACTTCTTTCTTGTTTAGCAGAAAACTTTGCTCTAGCCACATACTCCGGAGCCTCATCAATAAAATATTGTAAAACATTGTCTAGCATTTCTGCAACATCTTTGAGAAACATAGAGTCTTTACTCCATGCATCATAATTTTCTAGGTTTACTGAAGAGAGACAGCACACTGCCGTTCTCTTTTCGTTTGTAGGTAAAATGATTTCAGAGCAGAGGTTAGATTGATTTATTTTCAACCCTTTAGCCTTTTGAAATTCAGGCATTTCACGATTGCTCGTATCAATAAAATGTAAGTAGGGCTCGCCTGTTTCCATTCTCAGTTCTAGAATCTTTTGCCAAAGAGCCTTTGCTGATACAGTTTCTCTAACTTCACCTGAGTGCGGGTCACAAAGATTCCAACCATCATCTGCCTCAGGGTCTTGCATACATCTCTCAATGATCTCCATGAATCTGTCGGTAATGTTAATACCGTGATGAAGATTCAAGCACCGTAGATTCTGATCTCCTGTAGGCTTTCGCATTTCGAGGAACAATAGTATGTCAGGATGGGATACATCAAGATAGGCTGCATAACTTCCTCTTCTCGTTTTTCCTTGACGATAGGCGAGGGAAGAGGCATCGTATGTTTTGAGATGAGGTAAGACACCAGTAGATTTGTCGCCGGCAGCACGGATGCCGAACCCAATACCAACACCGCCACCCAACATAGAGAGCCACGATGTTTCCGAATAGTTCTGAACAAGCCCCTCAGCCGTGTCTTCAATGTAATTGAGAAAGCACGATATCGGCATGCCGCGATTACTGCGCCCGAACGAAAGAATCGGAGTAGAATACGATAACCAGTGTTTACTTGCATAGTCATATAGCCGTTGTGCGTGTTCTGGATTAGAACCAAATTGTTTGCTTACATAGGCAAACCGATGTTGAGGGCTAGTTTCGTCCTCTCGCATGTAACTTTCTTTGAGCCTCTGAATTCCTAGTTTATCAAACAACTCATCTCTGGACAAGTCTATTTGAATACCCATATAATCTTGTTTTGCCATTTTTATTCCTATAAAAAAATCTTGTTAATTACATCTACGGCTTTAGAGCCTCAACAACAGATGGAAAATGCCCCTCTATAATATTCCAACATGTTTTAGCAATAATAGCGTGTTCTTTTTGTGTTCCGTTACCCATGCGCAACTGACAGTAGTGAATCCATGAGCGAAGTGTTCCTGCCATGTAAAGTACTGTAGCCGTGTTGCCTTCTGGTAGTACTGCTCGGGCTTGCTCTTTAGCAATTCCCTGTTGCAGGGCCCATCGATAAACATCACTTGCTTTGTTAATCACTTCTCTTTGCTTCATGTTCCATTCTTCATACAGCCGTTCATGTTGAGTTTTGTTACCGCCTTTGCCGAAGTCTTCTACATCATCTAATTCAACAGAGTTCTGTCTATTTTTAGGATCTTGAAGTCTTGCTTCACGGCTAACAAACTCATCAGCCTCAGCGTATCGTTGACTAAACTCTTGGAAACTAAAACTACGATGGCGCAAAATTTGTTTTGCAATGTCTCTTGTAGTTTTAATTTCCATAGTCATGCTCACCATTTCAAACGGAGACCAGTGACCCTCACGAATGAGATACTTTAAAAGTTTGGGTGCAGTCTCAGCATTATTTTGATTTCTTGGATTGCTAACCCTAGCCGCATATGCAATAAATTCCTCAGCAGAATTGCAATCTGAATATGCGGTAGGGGTAGTCATAGAAACAAGGGTCACATCACTCATAATAAAAAGTTCCTATTAAGTAGTTTTTTTAGCGGGTGCTTTCTTTTTAGCGGGTGTTTTCTTTGGGGGACGACCACGGCGTGGCTTTCCCTTTGCCGCCGCTACAACATCACCTGCTTGTTCTGCAACATCTTTAGCGGCATCAGCAACATCAACAAGTTCTTCTTTGACTCGTCTTGCACGGCGCTTGGCTTCGGTCTTTACTTCAGCGACCTTGTCCTGTGCATCTTTAATAGCGGCTTTGGCGTCTTCTACGCCAACCTTGCCGTCACCGTTGTAGTCAAAGATACCTAAGAATTCTTTAATCTTCGTCCAGAGTTTCATTACATGCTCCTAGCATTTTTTCCAGTTAGTGAATTTAAGTTCCGCAGACAAACCGCGGTGTGTATTATGATTTATAATAGATTGAATTTCTACGGAAGTCATTCCATCTAGTATCATTTCATTTATATCTTTACCCGCAATACCGTCGGGCCAAATACAAATTGAAAAGCCTTGCTTTATATACTTATACATCAATTTACAAAGCTCTTTATTTTTCGGCTGATTATCAAATACAATGGTCGTGTGAGATAGCGGAAGATTGAATTTTTCAATCTGATTAAAAGCTACACCTGCACATGCGATTGCATTATCTAAAAATAAACTGTCTAGAGGACCTTCTACGACTGTTATAGGTTGTGTTTTATCTAGCCACTCAAGCCCGAATACAGTAGGAGCCGACTCATCAATTTTGACAGTTATATACCGAAGAGTCTCATCACGCATTCCTCTCATAGTCAACCCTGTCAATCTACCATGTTCATTGGTAAAAGGAATAACTAACCTAGATTCTTCGGTGATGATACTATTTTTGTATTTACTATTTAGTTGAACAATGTCTTTGATGTTGTTTATATAGTATAATTTTTTTGTTTGCTCAGAAGGTATTTGTCTGCTCTCACAATACTCTACTGCCTCATGGTCATAGGGCAAACTGTACACGCAATCAAAAAGATTTTGCCAAAGAGGAACAATAGGAATGGGCGGCGGCTTATCCTTGTAGAACACCTCAGACTTTAATCTTTCTTCTGTGCCAAACTTTTTAGATTTGCTTCCATCTGCGTATCGTTCTAAAACATATTCTTTGTAAAGCAGACCATCTAATTGTTTCAACATGCTACCGAAATGTGCGCTGTGCTGACAGTTGTGGCACTTGTACATAAGGTCTTCTCCTTTACGAAAGAAGTACCCTCGCATCTTGCTTTTGTTTTTTTGAGAGTCGCCACAAATGGGGCAACGGACATTCCACAAGAAATCATTCTTCTTTTTGAAGAGTTCAAATCTATGTGAAATCTGAGTGAGAAATTTAGTATCGATGTATAAGCTCATAAGTGAGACTATACAGAAACTAGGGTGTTATGTCAAGAAAAAAATCTCATTATGGTATCAATGTTTCCTGCTAGGAAACCGAAAGCTAAGGCAGCTCCCATTACCAACCATTGCTTTTTCTCTAATTGTAGCACTCTTGTCTCTAGCCTGTCAACCTCAGCAACGGAATCTTTAATACCTTTTTCTATGGTAACTTTTAGGCTGTCAATTGCACCCAAAACCTGTTTGTGATCTGCTTTCATCTCAGCAGTGAGTTCACGGTTCAGCGTTGTGATTCTAGAATGAAGCTCCTTTGATGCTTCATCATTTTCTTTTCTTCTTTTTTCTATCAAGTCGAATAACTCCGCCGCGGTCTCGTCTTGTGTGCGAAGTTTCTCTTCATGCACCGCAAGCATTTTATTGACACAATTGGATATGTCCGTAATTTTTTCAATGGCAACATCCATACGATCAAACAAGTGGCTCATTTGTTTGATGTCATGTTCCACAATAGTTATGCGAGATTCTAATGTTTTAGCCGTTTCCATTTTCCTGCCTACGCTTTTTCTTTCGTCTATTCATAGGCATGAAAACTGGGTCTCTTCCAGGCTCTTTTTGATCCGCTGGACCAACTCCTAAGCCTGCTACGGCACCACCGCCAACTCCCATCATTTCATCCATCTGAAAATTTTTAAAAGAAAGTAAATTGCTTTCCAACATGGTTGCTTGTTTCTGCACTGCTTCTTCATCCATGTACATTTCCAAAAGAGTGTCTAACTCTTCTTCGGAAATATCTTCAGTTTGTTCTCTCAGGATAGCAATCGCGGCTGCGAATGTCAATAATCTTTTAGCGCCTCTTTCTGGCGACTTTAAAAGTGCTTTCTGCACCTTAAAGACAAATCGCTGTAAGAGTGAATAGGAGTCCAGCTCTTCAGATGTTTGGGGCTCTTTAATTTTGTTTCCGTCTTTGTCTATAATGCCGTATCGGTAGGCATCACTGCGCTCTATTGGTGTTGCCAACATGCGAAGTATTCTGTATGCTACGACTGCATCTACAAATCTTGACATTAAATTTTCCTTAGTGCTTCCAAAACTTTACCATCTAGTGGTATATAAGGATCACTTCCTCCTATTTGCTCTAGTGGTATTCTATTCATAAACACTAGAAACGATTTTAGTATAGCCCAATACTTTTCTTCTATCTTGTAGAAAAGCAAAGGGGTTGCCGCATGATTAAAGACATTATACAACACAATTAAGTGATTTAAAATAAGTCTTTCACTCAATTTGCCCGATGTCTCATAACGGCGGAAGAGTCTTTTAATGTATTTGAATCGCTTTAAGTCCTCTTCTAAGTCCTCCATGCCTTCAGCGCCTGGATTATTATAATGCTTAATAGCAAATATCAAAAAGTTATCATTATTCAGTTCAATCATATTTCATTCTATGCTACTGTGGCAGTACCGCCTATCATATACCATTTACTATTAGTATATATAAGCGTTGCGGTATCGCCCAATGCAGAGAATGTAATAGTGTCGTGTGCTAGATCAGCATCGTCCAATGTTAAGGTTTGACCACCAGAGTTTGCAATCATTATAATCATTTTCACTTGTCCATCTACTCCGCTACCAATGGTAAGTGTTCCATTAGAGCTAGGATTAGAAAGATATGTGATGTTGGTAGCAGTAGATACCGCACCCGCACCAACCATTGTATCAGAACCTGTAACAGAAACTTTGCCAGAAAAACTAGCAGGTGTAGGCACATCTGAAAACAAGTTTGCAATGGTGAGTCTGTTGTTTCCACCACTGCGGACAATAACCACTTCGTCCGTTGATTCGACCGAAGCGGCTGCCGTTAGCTCACTAATTTTCTGGTCAGCCATGAGTCCTCCTTAAGCAGTAATGGGATTTTCCCAGTCAATGTTCCAATGTTCATCGCAAGGATAAACTTCAGTTCTGACTGAGATGCCATTATCAGCGTTATACTTTACTCTTTCATCAAAAAGATCATTGCGCTGATTAGCAACTGCTGGATACGCCTCAGAGGCTTTGTGTGCAACCATGAGTTCAAGTGACCCCCAACCCGTAGAAAACATCGCACCCTGTGTGCAGAAAAGTTCTGCATTACAATCTCTGTGCGGGTTGTCTGCTTCAGCCGCGAGCCAATCTGCCTGATCCATGTCACCCAGGTCTAAACCATACATCTCTACCACCTCAGAGGAATAATCTTCCCCCTGTCTCCCGTCTGCTTCATATTTTTCCTGAAAAAACGGAACTTCGATGTCTATTTTAGATTCAATAATTACTGTAACTTGACGATTCATAATTTTACTCCTTATGAGTCAGGGAATTCGTCATCGTCATCATCGGCAGTAGCAACAGCAGTACCAGTTCCTACGCCAGCACCGGTAGCGGTGAAGACTGTGCCTGGATTAGAGTCTGTAGCGCCAACCAATGTGAAGTCGGTGTCACCTGTGGTAAGAATTTTGTACTCTGTACCGTTAACAAGTGCTGTAGCAACAACACCAACTGCGGCTTCATATTCAGCATCAGTAGCGGCATCTGCCATTGCAACAAGAGTTTCATAAACAACTCTGGAACCCTGTACTTTGCGGCGAACCCAACCGGGCTGTGCAATTCCAGGTGTAGCGGCACATTCTGCTTCATCTACCATGTAGATTTCAGAAGCGGGAATACCTGTAACTACAGGCTTTTCTGATTTAGACCATGCGGACATTTTTAATCTCTCCTTTAAGGTTTACTTATCGTTTACATGTTTCATAAAAGAATCGTGACTGTCGTGCGCACCATGCATCTCTTCTTTCTTTGCGGGTTTAGATGACATATACTTCGACAGGAATTTGTGTGCGTGTGCTTTGTTGACGACCTTCGATGAACCGTCTTTAAATTGCACTGGCTTATTTGCTGTGATAGCCTTACGCATCTGAACCACAATGTGTTCTCCATGTGGTTGCTTTTGACCTTTCTTTGGTTCTTTGTGTACTAGGTCTGGCTTATCTTTTTTAGTGGGAGCCATACCTTTTGTTGCGCCGGGTTGTTTTGCATCTTTAGCGGCTTGCTGTGCGGCAGTGATCTCATCAATCTGCTCTAAGTTTTCATTCTTTGCCTTATGTGCCGCATCGACAGAATTGAAGAAGCCTTTTTT